CTCGATCTCATTGGGGCGAACGCCGCTGCCAGTGCGCGGCATCATCGGTGTTGGTTCGATCATTGTTGGATTCCTTGTGCGTTGATCATCATCCAGTAGGTGAGGCCACGGGCGTTCGGCAGTTCGGTGTGAATGCAGCCCCATTGCTCGCCAGTCGACATCGCGCGATGGATCACGCGATCTTTTACCACAAGTCCCCAGAACAACCCTGCCTGATACGGACTCTGGTTTGCGATCTTCATGAAGATCGGCCACAGCGGCGTGCCCCACCAATCCTTCTCGCACATGAAAGACGAACAGCAAATCTTCCTCTTGGCATTGGCGGCCTTGTCGATCTGCGTGTCGGTGTGGTCGAACAGGTCTGTCAGTTCCTGCGGCGTCAGTTGCTGAAGCTTGGCCTGATAGTCAGCGTTGTAAAAGTTGGCGGTCACGGTAATGCCGCCACGTTCGAAGTCCTGTAGCATCGGTTGCTCCTTTCAGTTGTCGAGGTGTTTCTTGAGATCGGTCGGCAGCTTGCCGCGCTTGTGCAGGAAGCGCGCCAGTATCCGGACCATGTTGTTGCCACGCTCGGGCATCGGCAGGTCTTTGGCCGCGTTCACCTGTTCTTCTATCTGATGCAGTTCATCGTCGTTGGCGTTGGCATACTCGCCGTCAAACGTCTCGGTCTTTGTCGTCATGCTTGCTCCTTTGATATCGCCGATAGTAATCCTGAGCGAGCGCGAACGGATCGGCGACGCCGTGCGACTCCCACCACGCAAGTTCGTTGCCTGAGTAGTGTTGCGCCATATGGTGCAGGTGTTTCAACGGCAACGCCCAACGATCATCGGGACGTTGTCCCATGGCGTTAGACTTGCCGTAGACGAAAGACGACGCACGAAGATGCGCGGCGTCACATGGTGGTGGCTGTAGGCATCCGCAGGCGCATCGTTGCCGGCGGAGCCACGCGAGGTAACCCGGATCAGACAAGCGCGGCTTGCGCTGCCTCAGTGTCACCGTTTGGCTTTTCCTTTCGGCCCTGTCGCGCCGCCTGACGTGCTTTCGCCTTGGCCTTCCTGACTCTCGGTTTCGAATCCGGCAGGCTCTCCGACCACTTCTCCACCATCGCTGCCATCAGCTTGGCTTCCGCCTTGGTCTCGATCTCCATCGCCTCGATCATCAGAACGGTCTTGCCGTCCTTCAACGTCAGACTCATTTCCGCGCTCATCCTTCTCTCCCTTCTCGGCGTTGCCGGGATTGGCTTCGCCCTCTATGACCGAGCTCTTGGTCGCCTCACGCGAGACGTGCTCGGCATCAAACCCTCGGCGCTCGGCGTGCTGCGCCTTCATCTCTTCCAGCCGCTTCGCCAGCGCCTCCGTCTTGCTCGGTGTTACGTCAATCGGCTCAGCCGGCAGTTCATCGACGGCGTAGATGCCGAGGATGACGTCTGGACAGTACAGCCGCGCCCACGTGCGAGATGCCGAATAGAACAACTGCACCTCGGGCTGGGTGTCCCACAGCGGCGAGCCCTTGACCTGTCCGCGATCATTGCGCCCGCGCGCGTCACGCAGCTTGGCCAGCGTCTCGCTGGTGTAGGTATGCGGCTTGTCCTCGCGCACGAACGTGCCCGACACCTTGCAGCGCCGCTCATCGCCCTCGCCGAGTATTTCGAACCGCAGCCGTCCCTTGAGCGGGGCCCGCGCTTCAACGATGGCGTGGATCAACTGGCTTTCGTAGGCGGTGCGGTCGTTCGCGATGTAGCTCTTGTTGGCTACGGCGAACGGCGACATGCGCCACTCCAGTGCCTGCACCACGATGCCGAGACACGCCCCCGGGTTGCCCCGGAGATGTGCCGGCACCGCTGCGCCAGAGACCGCCATCAACTTGGCGAACTCCATCACTTCGATCATCGAGGTGAACTTCACGCCACCGATGTCGTGGCTGACGACGACGGCACCAGCGATGGTGCGATCAACGCGCCGTTCGATTTCTGCAACATCAACCATTCACTTGCTCCTTTCTGACTTGCCTGTTCACTTGATCGTCGTCACCGGATCGGGCGTTACAAGCTGCATGTTCTTCAGCCCGTTCTCGACCTGCGCCTGTCCGTACTTCTGATTCAGTTCGACCATCTTCAGCAACTTGCCGCCTGCATTGCAAGTGGCGTTGCCGATTCCGGGTGTCACCGATCCGTTGAGAAGGTCGGTCATCAATGCCGACATCAGCCCAGCGAATTGCTGCGCGGTGTGAATGCCGGCTTCGGCGAAGGCGAGACTCTTGGGGAGGCTTCGCTGTTGCCCTTGCTTAGCAGACGCTTTACCCGATTTAACTCCGCTCGACCTTTTAACAGCCATTGCTTTTCTCCTTTGGGGTTTGAAAGAATTTCCATCTCGTGTCGCTTCTTGTATTCCTTGATGTACTCTCGGTTGGCTATACTCCATGCTTTTTTGACATTGGCTTTCTCCTCCCTGCGACACCCATCAGAGCAAGTGTTACGGTCAGGGTGACCCATGAAAATTTCGTCGCAGATTATGCAGGCGTGACGAACGTCACGTGCTCGACCGCCTCGCTTGTGGCCCTTCTCTCGGACCAAACAGCCACATGACTTCTGTGGTCGCTTGCTACCCAACGCTGTGATGACAACCCACTTCCGCGTTCCGCAATCACATTGGCAGAGCCACCATGTGGCCGGTCGCCCGCTCCGCTTTCGCACCTCGCTTCTGATCGCGACAAGACGACCGAACCTCTGCCCCGTGATGTCCTTGCGCTTTGATGGATGCGGTATGTGACCGACGCATTTGATCGAGCAGCACCGTTGGTGCTTGGTCCCGATGAACTCTTCCCCACAGATTATGCACGTCCTTTGATGCCGCTTCCTTCTCGGATTTCCGTAATCCCACGCGCACTGGTTCGAGCAGAACTTCGTTCTCGGTGCGCTTGCCAGTATCCAGCGTTTGCGCCCGCCTGCGTAGCTGCGCCCGGTGACCAAGCGTTTCGCTTTGCGAGGTATCCGCCCTCCGCACTGCGCGCAATTATCGCGCGGCTCAATTTTCCGATCCCGCTTTTTGCGGGCAACTGTTCTGCATGACGGGGAGCAGAATTTTTTCTTGTTGTCGGATGCGCTTTTTTCAAAGGGCCGGCCACAACCTTCACAAGAGACTTTGATGCGCTTCTGACGTTCGACTCGTTGTTCTGCGAGATGTCGGAGATAGACCTGTCTTGTGCATCGTGATGAGCAGGTCTTGGCCCTTGGCCCACGACCCTCCTTCGGGCCGCGTGGACCGCGAACGCTGAACTTCTTGCTACAGACGATGCACTGTTTCATTTGGTGGTCATCGCTCCACCACGTAGGTCTTTTCGATCACACCGATCCGGTCATCGCCGCGCTTGTGCGACTTCACCGGGACGCGCTTGCGCACGGTGCCATCCTCGTTCTTCAAGGCGCGGAAGTGCGCCCTGACTTCGTGCTCGCGATTCTTGTGGTGGGTGATAGCACGCGCGATCACCTTCTCCACCGTCGACCGCTTCGCGAGATGCAGATGCAGGACCTTGTGTTCGAGCGGCAACAGCGGCTTGCCGTTCTTCATCGTCGGCGGCGTCATCTTTGGTTTGGTCTGCGGCGTGAACTTCGACTCCATACCGAGTTGGCCGGCACCGAGCGCGATGAGAAATCCCCAAATATGCCGGAGCTCGCCGGCCAATTCCTGCATCAAGACAAGATCGCTCTCGCGTATCTTGTCGTCATGGGCAGACAGGCAGGCATCGTAGGGATGGACGTTCGCATGGCGCACGCCGAAGGTTAGCGCGCGCATCCAGTGGTGGGCCTGATCGAGATTCACCTCATCGTTCGGGCTCGGGCTTATCACGTTCCACCAGAACGCCATCGGTCCGGTACAGACGCCACTATCGATGCGCGTGAAGTATCGAGCGAAGTGGGCTCCATTGACTCTCGGGTCCGGACAGATCAGCCAGCCGGTACGCTCGACCGCTGGCCCGGCTTCGGTTTCGCCGGCAGCGGTCTTGGTCAGCTTGATGCCGAGCTCCTTGACCCGCTCCAGCCGCGCGGTGTTGTCGATTTCAATCCACGTCACCGGAAATGGCGGGATTGCCAGCGGACGAGCCGCTTCCAAGTCGGCGGCAATCGCAACCGATAAGTCGGCCACCATCCGCGAGGTGTCGCGGTCGAGCGTGAAACAATGAGCCCTCCGCAGCATCATGCGCAGATCGTACTTGTCCTTGATCCACTGCAAGCCAACCGGATCGGTGAAGGTTGCTTCATGCACGTGGTCGATCAGAGCGCGGTCATCGACCTCCGATGCCGGGTTGCGCAGCGGGCCTGCGTGCGACTTGAATCCATCCGGGCTTAGGTCAGGCCGTCTGGGTTCGTTCGCCACACGCAGCAACATCTTGGCGACGCTGTGATCGGAGCGGGTGGCGCGCTGCGTGCGGATGTCGTTGTTGGCCGCACTGAACGGGCGGTCACCCTTCTCGATGATGAGTTGGTTGCCCTCTCGCTTGACACTCATGCCGTCGCGAAGGGCTTGCTCTATGGTGCCGTTGACGTCGAAGTCAGGTGGCGCATCGTATACGACGTCGCCTTTGCCGGGTTTGATCATGCGAGTCCCTCCCGTTTCAACCGTTCCTCGATCCGCGCGAACTCGTCGTTCGACAACGATAGCGATTGCAGGTCATCCTCTCCCGGTCCCGGGAAGCGGTTGATGTCCATGCAGCCCTTGATCTGCCGCAGCATCAGCCGGTTCTGTTGACGACCGAACGAAAGCGCCTTGTCCGTCATCGGCACCGTGCGCGCACAGTACGGGTTCGCCGTCTCGATGAACATCAGTGTGAACGATTCGAACGGCTGACCGAGCATCTCACAGACTTCCCAGATCAACGCGCCTTGCATGTGGTAGGCGTAGGTTCTGATCGAGCTCATCAGTGCCGGCGTGATCACCTCGCTCGCCGTCTTGAGATCGGCGAAGTCGCCGCTGTCAGTCGGAATCACATCGGGTCGGACCTTGATCCAGAGACCTGTCTCGCCATCCTTGAAGAAGCCAGACGTCTCCACGTACCCGCTCAACAGGCCACGCTGCACCAGTGGTACGCTTGCGAGCGATTGCGACATCGCGATGATCGACTGCAACTCGTCCAGCGTGACGATGATCTTGTCGCCCTGCCGCGCATTCCAGTCCTTGCAGAAATCAGCGCCGTTGTGCCACGGCTTTTTCAGGCCGGTCTTTTTGTCCGGATATTCCGGCGGTTGTGCGATGAACTTCGTGGAGAAGCCATCCTCGCCGAGGAAGAGGTGATGCGCCGCCTGTCCGAGGATCATCGCGCGCGTCGACGCCTTCGCTTCGGCCTTCGGGTTCTCGCACCACTGCGCGTTCATATGCGCGGGCGAGTGCGTCCAGCACCGACGCAGGTTTGATGATGACACCGCTGGGCCGTTGCAGATGCCGGCGGAGTGATATTTCTCGATGGGGATTCCGGAGACCCATCCGGGCTTGCTGATCGGGAGCCCATCCCATTTCCTGACTTGCATTTCTGTTTGCTCCGTTTGAAAGATGTCCCCCGCGCCGTTCACCGGATGAGGGTGGAGCGACGCGGGGTTCTCAACGTCCGGGCGGGGGCCCACCCGAACGTCAACTGGCGATGCCGTTACACCGAACTAGGCCGGCATCGATCCAAGCTTGTAGACCGCGTAGCGCAGCTTGGCACCCTTTGCGCCCTTGGCTGCGTCACGTGCACCTGTTACCGGGCGATCCTTGCCAGAGCGGCCAATCGCCGAGCGCACGCGGTGCGGCTTCAGCGTCACGGTGACCGGGCCATCGCGCTCGATGCGCTCCAGCAACTTCTGTTGGCCACCTTGCGTGTCGTTCAGCTTGGCGACCCAGCGGTCGTTGTGCTCGTAGACCTTGCACTTCGACGGCAGGCCGTGCTTGTCGACCTTGGTGACGACGAAGGCGCGTGAGTACTGCCAGTCGACGTGACCCTCGACCGCGTGTGGAAACGCGTCCGAGTGGTTATAGGTGCAGATCGCCATCGCGCAGGCTGACGTCGAGCCGGCACCTTTGGCGTTGATCGACTTGCGCACGTGCGCCGCCGTCAACGTGATCTGAACCTCCTTGGTGGCATATTCCACCGTGGCCCACGCTTTGCGGACCTTCGACGTCCCGTCGCCGTTCTCCAGACGATAGAGAAACGGATGACGGACCATCGCAACCTTAGACTTCTTCTTCTTGGCTACTGCCATTGTTGCTGCCTTTCTGCGGGCCATCGCCCACCGTGAGCGACCGATCAATCCAAGTCGCACTGTAGTCCGTACAACATAGCCGGTTGAAAAATACTTACAAGAGGCTATGTTAGCCGATCAAAGGGTTATTGTTTAACTGCGGGAGTAACCAGTGATGGACTCACTTGTCGAAGCCAGACGATTCATGCGGGGCGAAATTATGAGAAAGTCTAGCCCACGGCGGGACGCCGAGCGCGATCACGTCATGAAGTTTATTTTCTCCAAGCCGGGGTTCGCCAGCGTGATCGCCCGGCACCTCAAGGTCACGCACCAGAACGTCGCCGCTTGGAACAAGGTGCCGCCGCATCACGTAATGGCGGTGGCGTCGCTGATCGAAATGACGCCGGAGCAAATCCGACCAGACATCTTCGGAGGCCGGCGTAAGAGGCGAACATGATCTGGACGGATGAGGCCGACGATCTCCTCATCCGTCTCTGGGACGAAGGCGGATCGTTGGGCTATGTGGCGAACGGAATGAAACAGGCAGGCTACGTCGTGAGCCGTAACGCGGTCAGCGGACGCCGGCATCGCTTGCCACCAGAGGCCTTCAGGAGAGAGACCACGACCGCGATCAAGCCTGTCAGGGAGACGAAACCGAAACCACCACCACCAAGGAGCAACGAAGTCGTGAAAGTAGCTGCGAGGAAACCGGTCAGCATCGCCGAGGTCGATGCACTGTCGAAGCACATCGGCGTCGAGTATCTCGAACAGACGTCGTTCGGCTGCAAGGCCATCATGCCGTCGCGTGGTGGCACATGGGAGTTGCAGCGTGTCTGCGGCAAGCCACGCGGTCCGGACTACAACGGCAACCGCTCGTCGTACTGCCCGACGCATTTCCGGATGTTCACCAACCCGCTGCCGATGCCGAAGAAGGCGCACGGATGAGCGAGACCTGTCCGCGCTGCGGCCAGCCACTGCCACCGCAGAAGCGCTTGGGTGTCTACATGCCGCCGAAGAAGGCGGCGATCTTCGACTTCGTGCGCGATCATCCGACCGTCACGGCGGAGGGCATCCGGGCGCAGTGCTTCAATGACAATACGACGCTCAAGACGATCCGCGTGCACATCTGCCAGATCAACGATCTACTGGCCGGCACCGAGGTTATGATCAAGGGCGATATCATCAACGGCAAGCGCGAGCACGGTGGCTACCGGATCGTGAAGCGCGCGGCAAAGAAGTGGAAACCGAAACGATGACTGACGACTACCTGCCGACCTTGGAGAAGGGTGAGACGCCACCGCCGGGCTTCGTCGGCTACAGCCACGACGGTCACTTCATCCATCACTGTCACTGCGGCAAGTTCGCGCCCTACGGGTTCGGCTATTTCCCGAAGAAGGGCGAGGCTGGCCGGTGGTTCTGCCGGGAGCACAGGCCGTGAAGCGCGCGAAGGAGATGTCGAAGTACGACACGCTGAGCTATCTTCTCGGTGCCTACGGGACCAACCAGATGAACGAGCAACAATTCTGGGCAGCGATGAACGGAAGAGGCTACACCAACGACGACATCGACGCATGGTGCGCCGAGTACTACCAACGGGAGGAAGTGAACGATGAGAGACGCAGAAAAGAAGCCGAAGATCGGACCGCGCGAACAGCAACTCCGCGATATGCGCGAGGCCCGGATCGCGAAGAACAAGCAACTGATCGACAAGAACGCCAAGGAGATCGCGGCGACGTTGCGGACCAAGGTCAAGGCCGGCGTCAAGGGACGCGCGACGAAGGTGGTGACCAAGGTCAAGGCGAAGCGCGGCAGAACTGGGAGATAATCGACGGCGAGATATGGATCACGCTGACGCCGCAGATGATCACATGGGTCGATGGAATCGCGAGGGAGCGATGGCGGATCGCCCAAGCCGTTGGTGCCAATAACGAGGGCCGCGATCCCGAAAGGGTATGGATCGATAAGCGGGATGGTTATCGTGCAGAGATGGCGGGCCGGCGGTTCTTCGGGCTCGATGTGTCGTGGTCGATCACCATACCGGTTGATGGCGTGCATCGGCCCGACTTCTCTGACTTCATCGACGTCAAAGGTCGGACGAATTCGATCATGATGATGGGCGTCAACTGGCAATCGTTCGCGCCACACTACGCCTACCTGTACATCTGCGGCGCGCAGCATCCGCGTTATCGTATCATCGGCTGGTGCTGGGGACACGAGGTTGGTGCGCGGGAGAGATTCTATGATGCTTACCGCAAGAACAGGCCGGCGTTCTGGGTGGCGGAGGATGACCCGATCATGAAATCGCCGTTCGAGTTGCGCGATCTCGCGTTGGCAAAGGTGATCAAATGACCTTCACGGGCCGCATCCTCGCGCTCGATCTCGCCACGACGACGGGTTACGCCGTTGGCGTGCCGGGGTCAGCGCCGACCTGCGGCCACATCCGCTTCAGCAAGCCGGGCTCGACGCGCGCGGCGACCTATCACGCGTTCATTCACTGGCTCGACAAGACGTTCGGCGGGCGCGATGGAGAGCCGAGCGCGATCCCCGATCTGATCGTCTACGAGTCGCCGGCCATCCCGTCGTTCATGGGTGGGCGGACGAACATCGAGACCACGCGCTTATTGTTCGGTCTCGCCGAGAATCTGGAGGCGTGGTGCTACGGCAAGACCGAATTACGCGAGGCGACGACGAGCCAAGTGCGTTGCCATTTCCTCGGCCAGAACCTCAAGGCGAAGATCGCGAAGCCGCTGACGCTGGAGCGGTGCCGCGACTTTGGCTGGCAGGTCGAGACCGAGGACGAGGCCGACGCCGCCGCGCTCTGGGACTACACCCAGTGCTGGCTCAATCCGCAGATGGCGTTCAAGACGACGCCCTTGTTTCGGAAATTGAAATAGGTTTACGATGATGAACCCCGCCACCGGGCCAAGGTGGCACCACAGGAGAACCATCATGCTAGACAACGTCACACCTATGCCGACTCCTCCCGCAGCGGCACCTGTCGAGAAACTCCGCACCATCACGCTGACCGGACGTGCGCCGATCCAGATCAAGGAATCGGAATGGCCGATCATCGCCGAAGGTTGGTCGGGCTGGGATGATTCCAGCGGCGCGCCCTACTCCTTCGACGTCAAGTTCAAGGTGAGACAGGGCAAGCATAGCCGGATGATCATCTACGGGACGTGGGGCTATTGGGAAGATAACCCTGCGAACAGCCAGAACATCCGCGTCGGTCGCCACGCCACGGTGACCGAGGACCATGAACTTTGGAAGCATCTGCGGGAGGTCGGCGAGGAAATGCGCGAGCGCGTCCTGTACGAGAAGCTGAAGAAGCACGTGACGCTTGCGCTCGATAGTTGCTTCGAGAAGCTGAAGCCTCAGACCTACTGACCTATTCCATCGCCCACGTGGAGAGATATTTGCCGGCACCACAATATCTCGTGGTGTCATCAACGAGTCACCATGGATGATGGTCAACCGGTTCTGTCACGACGTGCCCAGTATTTCTTCGTGACGCTCCGGTGAAAGAGTCCACTTGACGACAGTTCACATGGAGTCGCAGGGTGCGACTCAAGCGAAAGGCGTCGCTGGTCCCAACCGGCGACGCCTCTCTAAACCCGACGACCTTGTTGCTGCAAGGCGTGGATGTCTGCGCGAACACTACTACAAGTTCCCGCATATCATCAACCCTCCCCAGCATCAAGCGTTCCGGCGACCAGTGTAGGGCTTGCCCCGTCTGGAGGTCGTTAAACTCTTGCCAGACAGGCCGACCGTCCCTTCGCGGCTCCGCGATGACAGGTCAGGCCCGTCCACCAACCCTGTCCGTGGATTCGGGATTCCGAATTCGTGGGGGGTTGGGGGGTGTGGCCTCTTGAGCCCTCGCTCACCACGATGACAGGACGAGCAAGAGAGGGAGAGCAATGAGGTGAAGAAGTGGAGAGCGTATCAACCAACAGCATACGACTTACAGAGAGACCCAAGCTTAGCGGTGAAGAAGAAAGCGAAGGTGAAGGGATTCAACTGGGCGAGATGGAATGCGGAGAACAGTAGAGCGGCGCGTGAGGCTGACATAGCACTTGCGGTGCTGAAGGACATGAAGAAGGAGCAACAATGAACGGTCCCCAACCAGACGACGAAGAAGATCAGCACAAGACTTTCCTCCTCGCAGCCCTCCGGGCGGCATCGGCGCGGGCCAAGCTGATGGACGCGGACATCACCACCATCGGCATCGCTTTGAAGGGCGACCTGATTGGCTGCGAGACCGCTGTGGCGTGGATCAGGGACTCTGGGCTGTTGGGCATGGTCGGGGCGATTCCCGAACAGGTGGGGCGCGCAGAGACGCGGATCAGGGTGGAGATGTCCGATGCTGCGGGATGATCGCCGCCACACGGACACGCTGTTGGTCGCGATAGACCGGCTCGAAGAGGTCGTGAGGTTGCTTGCCGGCATTGTGCGTGAGCACGAGAGCGTGGAGAACGTCGACTTTCTGGATCGCAGGATCGAGGACGTTGACTTCGGCGGCAGCACAACACGCATCCGCAATATGTTTCACAATCACAACGTCGACGTCGAGTCGAAGCGCACAATGGCTGCGGGCTACAACGTCACCCATAACGGCCAGTACTTCACCAGCAAGATCGAGACGGTGCGCGATCTGGTTGGGCTCAGCGAGAAGGACTTGCTGCGTTGCTACAACATCGGTCGCCTGTCGGTGGACCGGATCAAGGGTGTGCTGGCGGCTCATGGTCTAAGCCTCTCGACGTACAAGTTCTGGGCTGACTCTCACGCGGATGAGGAAGTGCCATGACGCTGCGTGATGACCAAGAGGTGGCGCTTCAGGCGCTGCGTGACGCGGTAGCACAGGGTAAGCGGCGGATCATGATGCAAGCGCCGACAGGTTACGGCAAGACGATGCTGGCCAGTGCTGTAGTCAACAACGCGCGCGCCAAGGACAAGCGCATCCTGTTCACGGTGCCGGCGATCAGCTTGATCGACCAGACCATCGAGATGTTCGCCAAGCAAGGCATCTGGGATGTTGGTGTCATACAGGCGACGCACAACATGACGGACTGGAATCAACCGATCCAGATTTGCTCGATCCAGTCGTTGATGAAGCGAACGATCCCGAAGGCCGATGTTGTGCTCCTCGATGAGGCGCATCGCTGGTTCAGGTTCTATGAGCGCTGGCTGGCACCGTCGATCATGCCAGACTGGGCCAACGTGCCGTTCATTGGTCTGTCGGCGACGCCGTGGACGAAAGGTCTCGGCGCTTGGTTCGATCACTTCCATCGTGCGGCGACGATCCAAGACATGATCGACGCCGGCAACCTGTCGCCGTTCAAGGTCTATGCGCCGTCGCATCCCGACCTGTCGAACGTGCGCACGGTCGGCGGTGACTACCACGAGGGCGAACTGTCCGACCTGATGTCGGAGAAGCGACTGGTCGCCGACATTGTCGAGACGTGGCTGAAGCTGGGACGTGGCCGACCGACGCTGTGCTACTGCGTCGACCGCGCGCACGCCAAGAAGGTGCAGGCACAGTTCATCGCAGCCGGCGTGCGCTGCGGCTATCAGGACCACCTGACCGGCGACCAGAGCAAGCGCAGCAAAAAGACCGGGCAATGGATCGAGGGCCGCGAGAGCGTCAAGCGGAAATTTCACAATGGGGAATACGAGGTGGTGTGCAACGTCGAGACGTTGACGACGGGCGTCGACTGGGATGTGCGCTGCATCTCGATGTGCCGACCGACCAAGAGCGATATGCTGTTCTGCCAGATCGTCGGGCGTGGCCTGCGCATTGCGCCCAACAAGGACGACTGCCTGATCCTCGACCACAGTGACAACCACCTGCGGCTTGGCTTCGTCACCGACGTCGATGCGAGCTACACCGGGTTGCACGACGGCAAGTCGCCGACGCACGAGAACCGAACCAGTGCGATCCGGCTGCCGAAGGAGTGCCCGGGCTGCGGTTACCTGAAGGCACCGAAGATGGCGCAGTGCCCGGCGTGCAAGTTCGTCGCGCAGCGGGTGAGCAAGATCGAGCCCGAGGCCGGCGAGCTCCGCGAGCTCAAGCCGAAACCGAAGAGGCCGATGAGTGACGGCGCGTACCTGACGCACAACGAGAAGGCGATGTTCTATGCCGAGCTCAAGGGCTACGCGTACCAGCATAATTACAAAGAGGGCTGGGCGGCGAACAAGTATCGTGAGAGAATCGGCACGTGGCCGGCGAACGACATGAAGTACATCCAGATGCTGGCACCGAAGCCGAGCACCGCATCTTGGATCAAGAGCCGCGCCATCGCGTGGGCAAAGTCAAAGGCGAGAAACTATGGACAGCAAGACGATAGAACTTCTTGACTACGCGTCGATGTGGATCACACCAAATGTTCATGCGGACGATATCGAGCACGAGCGTCAACAGATGGAAGCGAAGTATCGCAAGAAGCTGGCGGTCCATACGCGCGAGATCGTCTCGCGCTCCGGTGCCCAGTGTACCCGTATCGAATGGAAGGTTGTTGATGCGTGAGCCTGAGATGATCGAGATCACCGAGCGGCGGGTCGATCCGCGCGATCTCTGCCAGTACGACACGCCGATGGCGTTCTGCCCGGTGTGCGGCACGTGGCTGCACTGCAAGCGTGACGGCGAGATCGAGTATCGCAGGCGTGAGGAGAAGGAGATGTGAGACGCCATAATCATCATCGTCACGAGAGTGAGGTTGGCTTTGATTCAAACGTCATTGATCGGGATTTCGATGACGTAGACTTGGACCTTGCGCTGATGCGGCACCAGATCGTGATGCACGGCGCGGTTACGCTGCATCCCGATGGTGACCGTCGCGACGGGGTCTATGACCCGGTGCCGTTGCACAGCCACATACCTGACGGCGGAGAATTCCTGAGCAAGGCGCAGGTGCGTGAGCGTGCAAGGTGGAAGCAAAAGGTGAAGGAAGAGGCGGAGCAATGGGAGCGCGAACACGCCGAGGAAACGGATGCGTGGTATCGCGTACAGAGAGAGCGGGAGGAGAAGTGGCGGCGTGATCATGCCAGAGAGGAAATGCTGCGGGAGAGATATCGTCGCGAGGTGAGCCATAGGCCTGCGGCTTGGAAGCCGCCGCCAGAGAACAAGCACGAGGAGATGCTGCGCAACATGCGGGTGGGGGACCCGCCGCCAAAGGGCATCGGTCGGGTGTGGCGGAATTACCTAATGATCAGCGAGGACGACATCAGCACCAACCCTGCGCTGGAGGACTACCCGTGGCATGAGGTTTGGCGCGGTCATGGCATGATCATCCTGAAGCGGCAGGACGAGCCGGCACCGTGGTATTCTTCGGACGTCGCGTGGAGGTTCTTATGAGAGATCAGTCGTTCGAGTTCACGCCAGACATGCCGGTTGAAACGATGACCGATCAGGAATTGTTCGAGGTGCTGCGGACGCTGGTCATCCAGCACGGCGATTCAATGCACGTGCGCGTGCTGCACGAATTCAGGGAGAGGTTCAATGCACACCAAAGACATGCTCGCCGATGAACTGCGCAAGGTCGGCCTCAACGACATGGCGGATCGCGCCGCGACCGGCTGGTATCACGACTTCTTGTCGCCGCTTGATGCTCCTTGCATCACACTGGCCAACGATCTCGCGGTGGCGGCAAGGAGGGCACAGGACGGCGGCTTCAGCGCCATCGACATCATCGCGCTGCGCCAGCGTCACCTCAACGGCGACTTCGATGCCACTAAGGAAGAGAGCGACGACTGGGCGGAGTCACCGGACGGTCAGGATGCATTCCAACTGTTGATGAGGAAGCCATGAGCGTGATCGACAACGTGTCGCTGGCGGATCAGATCGCGGAAGTGAAGCGCGAGCTCGAACAGCGCAAGCGCGTCTATGTGCGCATGGTCGACAACGAGAAGATGACGAAGGCTCAGGCTGAGCGGCAGATGCTGGCGATGTGTGCGGTGTTGCAGACGCTGGAATTTCTACGAGACTTTCCGGGGCGGGTCTCCGTTCCCGCCCACCCAACTGTTGACAGCGAGGGCGCACACGCCGCGCCAGACCCGAAGGTCTCCACGCTTGGGACTGGGCCGGAAACACAACGGGGCGGCATCGCTGCCGCCCCATCGGCTTAGCCAGCGGGCTGGTAAAGGAGCAACCCAAACCCAGCCGCCGGAAAGACTTCGCGGACCCTACCAACCGATCTCGGTCAGGGCAACCCCGCGAAATATCTCTCCACGTGGCCGATCAATACGGTGCCAGCCGCTGCGACGGTGGCAAAGAGCCGCGCCTGTACAGCGGAGACCCGTAGTAGGGACCGTCCCAAGGTTCGGCGGCGGTGTAGTTGGTGGCGGTCTGGGGGTCGATGACCGGGACGCAGACACCGGAGACCTTCATCACGACGCGATGGCCGTTGATGTCCTGCGGTGCCGGCGCGACGTAGAACTTCTGCAATATCTCATTGCATTGCACTTCGGTTGGCCAGTTGCTGGACTCGGACGTGACGGCAAGGCCGCCAGTGTCCGAGATCGCCAGCACTGATG